TCTGCACAGGCTGTGAGGGTGATGGCGAGCAGGCCAATCAGGGCTAGGCGTTTCATTAGTTGAATCCAAACACGTCAATAGTACCTGTCAAGGTATTTGTGCCGTTTGTGCGAATGTTGAAACCGTCATAAGAAGTTGTGACAGTTACTAAACCGTCTTGATAACCACTGAAACCACCGTCTCTAAAAGTTGAGTTGAATGAACTGTAAGTAGAAGCAAACGGGTTCATTACATCTGTGATTATGCTTCCAAATTGTAAACTGCCATCAACACGGCCAACATTCCAAAAAGCACTAGCGCCATTATTAGTAACGACGCTTACTGATGCCCCACCATAGGCAGTTTCGCCACCAACATTCTTATAGTTGGCAGCAGTGGTGTTTGGCGTTGTGCCACTAGCAACTCTCATCACAACAGCAGCAGACCCACCACCAAAAGCAGTAATAGTTGTAAAAATGCGATAGTTGCGAAAATCAGCACTAAACGCTGTAATAAATGGGTCGGGCGCTGCTGTCAATGTGACTGAACCATCTGAGGCCACAGTCACGCCAGTACCTGAAACGGTAGGTGTAATACGCCATAAACCAATGGCGTTCATTTGCGCTGCTGTAAGCACTGCGCCTGATGTGAAGTCTGGTGGTGTAGCCATGTTTAGTATGCCAATCTGTTTGAGTCGAGTTTACCAAAGGTCGCATTATCAAGTATCAGGTAAGAGTTTAGATCAGCACCCGACACAAAGAATGTGTACACAGCTCCAGCAGGAGTAGCAGACACTCTCACACCCTCAACCAAACACTGATAAGTAGTTCCACGAAAAGTAACGGCCACCTGGGTACCGGCACAAGTGGTGAGGTCAGTATTCCAGCCCACAAAATCAAGATAGTTTTGCGCTTGTGCCTCGGCTGAACAAGTAAAAGAACTAATAGCAAAACGAGCTGTGCCGTAGTTAGCGAGCAGATAGTTAGCAAAGTCTGTGGCTTGGCTGGTGCTGGCGTTGAGCGTGTTTGTTTGGTATGCCCGATACGGCGTGGTAGCGCCAGCCTGGGTAACAGTGGCTGCGCTAAAACCTTCTGGGGTTACGGTCACCTGTGTGTAGTAGTTGTCGGCAAGGCTGTCAAAACTGATTTGATTGTATTTTTGTATGTTGCCAACATTGCTAACGTCGCTGAAACTTGGTGGGTTGAGAGCCTTAGTAGCAAAAGGGCTAACAATGATTGCATTGTTGCCTAACTCCCATAGACGTGCATTGAGCGTTTGACACACTCGAGCGACCCAATCGCCCCATGTGCCACTAACTGTGGTTGCGCTTAGGTTGCCATTAAACACTGGGGTGGGGTCAATAGTGGTTAGTGGCTGCACTTGTAAGGTCAAACCTGTTTGTGCATTTGATGAGGCCACCTGGGTGTTGATGTTGCCTGCAGCCATTGCATAGTTGTTGCCTTGCATACGGCCAAAACGAGCAAACGAGCCCTCAGCTTGAACAGTTAGATAGTCAGCCTCACCTACGCCACCTGAGTATGGGATACCGTACTGAGCCGATACATCAGATATAAAACCTGTCCAAATAAGTTTGGTGATTATTGAGGGTGTGATGTTTCTAATCCTCATCTGTGTACCTGAAACCAAATCCGTAATGGGTGAGGCGTAGCCAGTGGGATAGCGCATTTCAACAGTGGCTGTGCCTGTTTTGATTTGGTCTAACTGTGAGACACGGCCAGCATTGAAATTGATGTTCTGCACATTAGTTAGTGCTGTCCAGGTAGAGCCATTGGTCGAGTACGACACCTCATAAATCTGCAGAGCCATGATTAGTAGATGTTGCTCACACGGATAGGTACAGAGCCGTTTTGACGCATGTAAGTACGTAGTGCCTGCACTACTGCGTTAGGGTCGCCACCGTTCACGTTGATAGTCACATTGTTGCCACCCATCTGGCCCATACGATCTAATGGGATTACAGCCTCGGGGCCTTTCTCGCCAATCATCGCGAGTATGCCTCCTGGCGTATTTACGATGCCACCCTCAGCCAGCATTGGAATGTTAGGCACATCGAAGCCCTTGCCACCGAGGCCAGGCACCCAGCTAGGAACCTTGAAAGACAACTTACCGATGGTGTTATTCCAAAGGGTAGCGATGCCGTTGAAAATGCCCTTATAGAAACCAAGCAAAGTTGAAAAGTAGCTCTTGATTACGCTAATGCTAGAAGTGACCACAGTATTGATGACACTAAAAATACTGTCCACAATGTTACGAAAGCCCTCAAACTTTTTGTAGGCCAGCACAAGGCCAGCCACCAAAGCAGCAATAGCAATAACGATGAGTGCAATGGGGTTGGCAGACATGACAAGGTTGAACGCAGCCTGAGCAACTGTCGCTGCGATGGTGTATGCAGCCTGCAGTTTTAGGTAGGCGTTATAGGCAAGAATGATGCCAGCGAGCGTGCCGATGACACCAGCCACTGCCAAAAATGCTGTGGTGTTCTCACTAGCAAAATTGCCGAGCGCAGCTAATACCGGCAGTACAGCATTTACTGCAGGCAAAAGTGCAGCGCCTATTGACTCTTTAGTCTCGGCCAGGCTAATGCTGAGGCGTTTAAATTGTCCCTGTGCAGTGTTTGCAGCTGTCGATGCAGCACCACCTGTGGCTGTGCCGATGGCATACATAACGTCCTCGAACGATGCACCGTCCTCGATCATCTGTCGGTACTCTGGTGCCAACTTGGCTAGGGCTTTGAGGTTGCCACCGTAAGCCTTCTCTAAGGTTTTTGTAACTGAGGCCAATGGCAAACCTTTTTGCGCTGCCAAGTCCATAGCAGCCGTCGCCAATTCTTGCGCATGGCTGACTGAGCCTGTAGCGCGAACAAGGCCAGCCAATGCAGGGCGTAGCTCATCATCGGTTACGCCTAGCAACCTGCCTTGTGCAGAAATAAAATCCTCAACGCCAGCAACTTGTGCATCGGTTGCGCCAGTGGTTGCTTTGAGTTGGCGTGACAATTCAGCCTGCGATGCAGCGTCCTCGATGGCTGCCTTTGTAGCGTCACCGAGGGCAACAGCTAAACCAGCCACTGCTGCAGCTGCAGGTAGCGCTGCTTTCTTGAGTGCAAAGTTGGCTTTAGCGCCTACGGTTTCCAGGCTGTTGAACTCTTTGATGGCTTTGTCAATGCCTTTGGAGTTGAACTCCGAGACGATGGGAATGTAAACAGCCATTAGCCGAGTGTCCTGTTCACCTGGTTGAGCACTTGCTCGATGGCCTGCAAAATGTCTTTGGTGGCTTGACCATAGATGTATTCACGCTCACGCCACATGCCACGCTGGGCAGGGCCGTAGGCCGTGGTGAGGTATGCAGAGAATTGGCCTGTGTCGCCACGCAAACCTGCCATGTCAAAAATGGCACCACCGGCATCTTTCTGTAGCAACGTCACTAAAGGCGATGAGCCACGCTGACTACGGCCACCTACCTGAATCGTCACACCCTTGCGCACTTTCTTAGGGTCATACGAAAGACGGCCTGAGCCCTTTTTAGAGGGTGCCATACCTGACAGGGGTGGTACACCAGGGTATGTCTGAGCCACGCGACTAACCATCTCGGCACCACTGGCCTTGATCTGGTTCACAGCTTTGAACTTGGTCTTGCTGTCAATCTTTTGCAGTTCAGCCAGCGCTGCCTTTAGGCCGTAAATCTCGGTGCTTGCTGTAACGCTCATTTGGCCTTTTTCCTCTGCTCATTGATGATACTAATGCAGGTGTTCAGGTCGGGTACGTCAAACTCTATTTGTGGTGGCCACCAGCCACACTCGACTAGCAGTGTTGCTAAAGAGTGTCGGTAGGTGCCACCTCGGTAGGGTTTGCATCTGGTTGCTCAATCACCTCAAGATTGACAAGCTGCTTGATGAAGTCGTCAAGCATTAGAGGCACAGTCACTGCACCTTGCTGTTTGCTTGCCTCGTGAGCCATGTATGCCAAGTCCTCAATACCGAGGCCACCATCTTGTATCTGGCTAATTTTGCGCTTGTATTTGCGCTCCCACATAACGATTGTGTAGAGGTTCGTGGTAACTGTGTAGTCACCCGAGCCGATGTTTACGAGCATGGTTAGTTGCATGTCGGGTCTGCTTTCTGTTTAGGTTTTACGCTGGTGGCGTAATGTCGCGTGCGAAGGTTCCACCGGTGAAAGTTACTTCGATCATTGACAGCTCACCGTATGAGCCTGTGATTGGTGTAAACGATGCGAGGAACGCGTTAGTAACTGTGTACTCAGGGTTTGTTGCTGATTCGGAAGCGCCAGCAGGCGAAATGGTAATAACAGAAGTGCCGGTACCAAGTGCTGCAGTCAATGCTGCTTCAACAGAGTTTGAACCGTAAGAGGCGTAGCACGTCAATGTAACCTCGACCTGTTGAAGCCCCTTAACAAACTGGTGCCCAGTATCTCCAAAGCTAGTGCTTTCAAGTGCGTCAAAGCCCACGGAAATTGAGGCTGACGAGGTGACCGAGGTTGCGTCGAATAGGGTGCCTGCAGTAACAGGAAGAATCGTTACGGTCGGGTTAGTTAGATAGGTAGTGGAGCTGGTGGCCATGTCTGTCCTTTGGTGTTAGGTGTTGTCGGCCACCAGTGATGCTTTTATTATGTCAGATTTTACTAGGGCAGGTGAGCATTATAGGTATGCAGCCTGAAGGGAGATTTGTAGATCATAGGCAGGGAACTCTTGCCCTCCGATACTGGCAAGCCCTGGCCTGCCATCGGTCACTGCCACGTTCTTATCGAGTAGTGCAGCTGCAATTGCTAGCAACGGTCTGAGCGTGTCTAGGTTGCCTGGGCCTATACCGATGACGCGCACAGGGAAACGCATCGTCACGATTTTGTTGTTGAAAGCCTCAAAGGTTGGGGCATCGATAAAGCAGCAGTTGCTGTTGAGGTTGCGAGGGTCTGTCACTACTCGCAGGCCTGTGATGGTGGCCAGCGTGGTGGCTAGGTCGTCTATGGCCTCATTGAACAGGTCTGTGTAAGCCATTACGCAACAGCAGGCCTATCAATACCTAGCAACTGTTTCACCATCGGTGTGAACGCATTGGTGGTGATTGCTTGGCCCATAGCGTCAAAGCTTGCAAACTGGTCGATGCTGCCACGCTGTCTAAAATACGCACCACACAGCATTATGGTGCCGAGAGTGCAATCGCCAGATGGGCTGGTGCTAAGGCTGTCGTAATACCCTGCTTCTTGCCTACGCCGATAGGCGACCTGATTACCGGCAGAAACACACTGCGCAAGAAACGTTGTCTCATCGGCGCTAAGTGGGCTAGGTAGTCCGAGCCATAATTGCACATTGGCGCTTGATACCCACGTGCATGTTTGCGTATAGGTCAGGGTGCCAGGTGGGATTGCTGCAGAGCGTTCTAGATCACCATCAGCGTCATAAAACATAACCTGGTTAGGTATCGGCTCGTTTGCGTCAAGTTGTATGTCGCCTTCATCGCTTACACCTACAAAAAGGTATTGAGGCAATGCGTAAACAGTGTGTGTGCCGTTTAGTTGGTGGCCTACACCAGCAATGGTTATTGATTCACCAATGGCAATGTCGGTTGCCTCAAGTGTTTGCACAACAGCGTAATCATTTAGACGCTGATGAAAGATGACTGTGTATGTAGCCATGATTGGCTATCGCCTTTCGGGTTAGGCGACTACGATGCCTTGAATGAAGCTTGACTTGGCCACAAAAGTAGCAAAGTACTGGTGGATCGACAGCGTACGGCCCAATGTAGATGGGTTTTCGAAGCTCTGCAAAGAAGCGCCAGATTCGTAAATTTCAAAGCCTGGTGCGTACACAACAAGCATGGTGCCTGCAGCAAAGTTGTTATCAACTACAAGGTCAAGACCGAATACGTCCATTGCGTTGTAAGCAAGGCCACCTACGCGACCAATGCTGTTTTGCCCCATAACACCATTGGTGGTGTAACCAAGCACAGGACGCTTTGAACCGTCAAGCTGTTGGCCTAATTTCTGCCATACATCTGGTGACACGCACAAGTGAGTTGGGAAGAAGTTGCTGTCCTCTGTGATTTCGCGTGCTGCGTCATACAGGGACTCAATCAAACTTGATGGGTCGTTTGCTGTGACAGTCCATGTTGAACCTGATGCTGTTTTACCAGCAACAAGTGCATCAGCTGCAATGTCGTCAGTTTTGATCAATACTTCACCGGCAAGGTCATTTAATACAAGCTGCAATGCTGCAGGGTCTGTGAAGTCAATGTCTTGCTGTGAAAGCGTGACTTGGCCAGCAACAGTTGCTTTAGTAACTGTGTTAGACGCGATGACCATTGTAGTGGCTGATACTGCATCGAGCTGATTTGTTTGCACTGCAGCACTGGTGTGTGTGGTAATCGTTGGGCGAATGAACTGGCGTGATGGTGTTGCTGGCATTGCGCGAGCGCCAAATGCTGAAACGACAGGACGAACGAAGTTCAGATCCTGAAAGAGAGTCCCGAGCACGTTGAGGTTCAAGAGGCCCGGCGTGTCGCCTGTGACAATGTCGCCAGCTGCAGCCTGCAATGCAGTCTGATTACGACGTTGTGCTTGCTTGAAAGCGTCATTTACTTTGGCGAAAGTGTCGCCACCGATGTGGTATGCAGCGAGCACTTCTGATGCTGATGGCATAGCAAACTCGCGCTTAGGCTGAGCAAAAACTGTA